CCGGTCCCGGGCGCGGTCAGAGTTTGCGCTGAATTTGTCGATCTCTTCCGCAAGCCTTTCCGTAGCAACCGTGAATCTCGTCGTGGCCTCTGAACTTTTTTCCATGATCTCTAAGACCTTGTTGGCATCTATGCCATTATCCCTGCGCCGGCGCTCCACGAATGGCTCGACGTCGTGATTGCGGTTCCACCACTTGAAAAAAATTCTGTTCAATGACTCTTTAAAAATTACCACGAAAGCCAAGAGCAAAATCCCTATGGCATTGACGAGGCTATTTGGGGTTATGATTTTAAATAACTCATCCACCCTGGTTGCATTCCTTTAGCCTGAGCAAGACCGGGGCTACGGCCCAGACCAAATATTTGGCGGGGTTCTCTTCCACCTTTTTCCTCAAGAGTTCAAACTCCGCTTCTTCGAGCTCAATTCGGTCAAGGGGATGCTCACCAATTTTTATCGCAAGCTCTAGGCATCGCAATTGTTTAATCGCCGAGCCCGGGCCTTGTTCAAATGAATAATAAAGACTGTCGGTGAGGACGTCTGAGACCTCGATGCCTTTGAATATTTCCTGATCCCGAGGCGGGTTTAATTTTTCATGGATTCCGGTTAAAGTTTTCATCCTTTCAAGCTCCCGTAGAAGTTCCCTGCGTTAATTATTGTAGTTGTGGCAAAAACGACCCTGATATTTGCGGTTTCTCCGGCACTCATGCTGAAATCTTGCGAGAATGAAATCGTGTTATTCGCGGCTGCTGACGTATTAACAATCACGTTTGCCTGGGCAAAAAATGACCTCCCAGTGGTTTCAATTCCGATCTGATCATTATGCTGAGACACGGCGCCCCCCTGCGTGAATGTGAGAAAAACACCGAGGTTATATATGCCACTTTTAGGGGCAGTGAAAACTCCACCGGAAAAGTCATTATTGCGATCATAAACTTCTGTGAACAAGGATGTTAGAGTCGTATTCGCAGGGCCAGAGCTAACCGAAAATGCAGTCATTGTGGCCATAAAAGCTGGCTGTAATGGATACAGAATTTCTCCGGTTGGCTGGGCCTGAACTAGGTCTGTGGTCCCGGGAGTGTTTGATGCCGATAATTTCCAGACATTGCCATCGCTGGTGTCAATGCCATGGCTCCATGTGGCCGTGGTTGTGCCATTGATGTAATTTAAAAAGACATCGTCTGTTCCAGATGCGGTTAAAAGAGCCCCCGTAGCCCTGAACCGGGCCTTTTCTACACCGCCACAGGTGACACCAATGATTGCAGAGGCAGGAAAATATATTCCATCGCCAGCGGTCCCGGACTTCTGGAATGACGCATTTGAAACTGAGCCTGCGCCCGCGGTCACAATTCTTGAAAACAACCCGTCCCTGAACCTAAATGCGGTTTGGCCAATATCGTAGCTAGCATCAGCTTTTGTGCCCCCTGACATTGGCACAATATCTTGCTCTAACCAGTCAAACTTGGCCTCAACCTCAGATGCCTTGGCCCGCGTGCTCGCTATAAGTGTTGGCCATACTGTCCCCGCCATTTGATCCTCCTAGTTCTCGGCTTCTCTTAAATTAAACGTGGTCACGAATGTGTCCAGGTTCGTTCTTTTCGACAAAATTTTAAAGTTTTTCTGGTTAAACTCAATTGAGGCCGAGGTTTCACTGGCCCAAAACAATACATTTGAACCATCTGCCGTACTGGTGTCTGCGGCCCAGTCCTTTTCATCCCAGAGCATGACCGAGCTCGCCGAACCCTCCCTATGATTAACGTCTACGCGGTCTAAAATCTCCAAGTGCGGGATAAAGACTGTGTCAATGGAAAGCTCGTTTCTGAGGTTCGAGAACTGGTTCACAAGCCTTGTGGCCACGAACTGGGCACTAAAGGTATTGGTAAAAAACGTGTTCTCGAGCTCGTAGGTGCGACGACCATATTTCCACACATCGGACCTGACATCAATTGTGGTCGCTGACCCGGCCTCTATATAGCTTGTTGAGGTCTCATCCTCCAAGTATTTGAACCGGACATGGGTGAAGAGCTTGTCTATGGCCTCTTTATAGGCGTTGACCTTAATGACGTTAGGTTTTCTGAACCCCGCGGAGTAGAAAGAGAACACGGGCTCGGTTGAGTTCGGGTTCCTATCGCCAAACAATAGTCCTCCCGTGCGCGTGGGCGCAATGATGAAGTTCTCGATCTCGGCAATCTTATTCATCATTTCCCATACAGAGAAACCTTCCCTTGAAGTCGTGGTCCCAAGCCCGGTGATGATCTCTGTCGTGGCCTGTATATCCCAAGCCGTGGACGTGATGAAGTTTCGGAACAAGTAATTGCCGGATCCGTCCGTGGCATCCCTGATCTTGCCAATGATCTCTGACGACGTCATCGAGTCCGTTATCCCCGTTACCTCTGAAGCCCTGGTTTCCTGGAAAGGTGAAATTATGGATTTGCAGTTGATAGCAACTTCTTTATTCGGGGGCGCGATATCGATGTCGGCGTCCATGATAAATATCCCCTGCGTGGGCTCACTGGGGTATTGATTGCCGGCGCCATCGGTATAGCCCGCACTCAAACGCACCAAAGTCCTGTACCTGGTCAGGTAGCCATAGAACATGCTCGCGCCATCGTATTCGGGGTTGAATTCTCCGAAATCGTTTTTAACAGTGACGTTTAGGCCAGAGAACACGAATTGGTTGAGCCTTTGATCATCGATTGAGATTTGGAACGAACCCCACTTTGTCACATATGCCGAAATGTCCTGCCAATTGGTTTCATACAGGGCATCGCTCATTTGGCGCCGTTTGATTTCAAGCTTTCTAAATGGCCTCTTGATTGTATCCCTGAGAATTCCTGAAATGTTTTTTGCGGCCACCGGAAGATATTGACCATTCGGGGACCATGTGTTGGGTTGGTAAAGATTTGGTTGGGCCGTCTTTGAAATCGCCAATTACTTGGCCTCCGATTCTCCGAGCTTAAGCAAAACTTGACCGTGATAGTGAGATGTCCATTGCGCAGGATTGTTCTTGCACGCCGCTGATAGCATTCTGAACTCGGCCTCTTCCAACTCTATGTCTACACCATCAATTTTTATTTTAAGACCAAGCTGATAGAGGTCAATGGTATCTTCTGGATTTTTACCCATGGTCATGCCAACTGCGGCTTTGAATAGGCGTCTATAGGTCGGTAATTGCTGTCCTTCTGATTCCTGGAAGTCATCGCTGAAGTGAGATAGTTTTGCATCCACATTTTTGATTATTTTCATACCTGAACTTCCTTCGTAAAGATTCTCTCCGAAAATGTTTTTGGGCGAGATTGTTCCTGTAGAATTTTGGTAGAGACTCCGTTTGCGAATTCAACGATAGCCTCCATGTCCTCTTCTTTTCCCTTTGGTAGCTGGTCGATTCTAACGGCAACGACAAAACCTTCCTCATAGTTGACGTCGTAGTGGTGGATTGCCCCATCTTCTGCGAGAGTAATTTTTTCTATGCTTTTAATGCCCATTTTTCACCTCTATGTGGTCTGATAAACAAATTGTCCAATCACAATTTTTCTATTGACGTTCGTCCAGGCCCCAGATGCCCATGTTCTAAAGCAATTCACCGTCGCACTATTATTGCCCAATTGGGCTAAGGCCGGGGTGGTCAAGTCTGCCCCGTTATCATAGGCTCGGCAAGCTGTCCATACAGGTTCAAGGGTATTTGCGCTTGTGAACGGGAGAGTGAAGGAAGCACCGGTGGAATTGCTTGTACCATCTAAATGGAACCAAACCGTGACGGTTTTCCCAACTTTCTTGTAATAAATTAATTTGGTGTTGAAGACGGACCATCCCGTAACCGTCGATGTCGCTCCATAATCGGTGTAGGAAGTGGTGTAGACATCGGCTTCGATAATGAGTGCGGCGGCCCCTCCGGCCGCAATTCCTAGCGCGTCCCCGGAGACTCTATAGATACCAGTATTGGTGTCGTTCTCAAATGAAAATCCAGGGGCGCTAACGCTTCCATCAGGGATCGTCAGTTGCCCAGTTTTCAGTGTAACCCCGGATGTATTGATGACGAATGTTTCGACCGAGTTTGCAGAAAAACCGACTCTGTTGGCTGTTCCAGAATACATCCCGCAATTTGTATTCCCATTGAAAGAATATGATGGCGCACTTGCGCTTCCACCCGTTGCCAATATAACCGTGGCATGTAAACCCAGGCGATCTTTGATGTTTTGAGCTATGGCAATGACTTCGTCTTTTACATTGTTGTGGTGTAGAGCAATATAGTTGTGATAGGCCGGGGTACCGTCGGCGTGAGCGGCTGCCGTTGTTGAGTCTGCACCCCTGGTCAAGCTCGACAGGACTGAGGTTGCGGTGTTATTGGCACCGTACCGGATGGCTTCGGTTTCGACGGTGATAAAGCCCACGGGCGGGAGCAATGTCGAGCTCGCAAGCGTCATTGACGTCGCACCCGCGCTGACGCCACCATTCAGCGTCGTGGCGACATTATTCTTTAAAATATAGAGGCTACCATCGCTGGGTACGGCTGTGGGAAAATCGGCCATGTTAAGCTATCTCCTCGATTATAATTTTACCGCCCATGCCAGAGACCTTGTTGTTGTCAGAGAAGCGGAAATCAAAATCATTGGTCCATGCCACCTCATAGGCGTCCCCGTTCCATGTCGTTGATGTCAGGAATGGCATGAAATAAAAAGTGGTCCCGGTGTCGTAGATGTTCTGAAGCTGAGATGTGAAGCTAGCGGTCAAATGCTTCCACGAGATCTCGCCCTTGTATTTTTGGTCAACGATGAACATGGTGACACCGCCATTGGGCATTCTATGAATTACTTTCTGCTTTGCGGTCAGAGGCTTGTAATTGGCGGCACTTGGGTTCCTTTCAAAAGAGAGCATGACGTCACCTATATAGAGCTCGCCGATTCTTTTCTCGGTGTCTGCGGTCATGGCCAGGTCAACTTGGACTTGGATGGAATTAACGGTTATGGACGCAAATGAAAAATAATTTGAGGCGTCTGAATTCGTGGTCTTTGTAATAGCTGGCGTGAACGTGTTTGCGGTGACGCTGTTGTAGAAAATCCTGAACTGTTTCAGGTTATGATTCTGTAAAAAGATCTGGCTTATGACGGTGGCTGTGGGTAGCTCAACCGAGAATATGGTCGAGGTATTGGTGCCATACCCCACCGTTGTCCATTGTGTGTCGCGGTCGTGGTCAATGGCGTAGTTCACAGTCGACGTGTTCACGGCGTCAACCTTTGCCATGGTAACGGTCCCAAACTGATTCCTTTTAAAGAAGGACATTGGCTGTGCCATTACAGTGCTCCAAAGGCTACGGATTCGTTGTTACGACGCAGGGAGAACATTTCCCGGTCTATAATCTTCGCCAGTTCTCTCACGTTTTGCTCTGAGCCCACGAGCACACCCACGTTTACGGTTATATTTCCACCACCAATTCCAGAATCGGAAAGTGCGTCCCTGGTCCTGTCGTCGTCGAGAGGGATCACGACCTCTTTCTTCCCGGCCTCACCTATCGTCGCCAAGGTTCCACCCTGAGTTGGCAAGACCATGCCTCCGCTCGCCATCTGTATCCCGACAATTCTGGCCACATTTGCGAGACCAGCGGTGACAACGGCGGCCGCTAGGGCAAAGTTAAATGGAGGTGGTGCACTCGCCAAGGCCACATTTGCGGCTCTATAGGTATCGATCGTGGCCGAACTTATGGCCGCGGCTTTACCAATGGCCGCCAATTCTTTGTTCTTGGACTGCGAGAGCGAGGATATGAACTGAAGTGTGTTCTCGACGTTTTGCATCCTGAACTTATTGGCTTCCTCTTCGGCTTTGCGACGTCGCTCAATGGTCTCAAGATCACGCTGTAAACGGGTCTCGTTGATCTTTCTTGCCTCGTCCTCGACCTTTTTCATGTTCTTAAGGTCTTGCTGGCGCAGGCGCTCCCGGGTCGCATTGGCTTGCTCGGTTTTGATCTGGCTATCCAGAAGCCTTTGATTTGTAATTCTGGTTTCTTCGGCCTGGGCAAATAACATCGCATCGACCTGGTCGTGGAGCTTTTGGCTTGCGGCTTCTATGTCAATGCCGAGAAGTTTAAAAAGATTACTGAGCCCAGGGATTTGCGTAACCATTATGTTCAGAACCGAGAGCATGTCTGCGAAAGATGACACAAAAACGAGCCCGATGGTTTGCCCCAGGCCTCCGAGTTGATTTATGCCAGAACTTATTGAGAGAAGGCCATCAACAACAACCTGAAGCGCAGGTGCTACCGCTTGACCAATTTCTTCTTTAAGGTCATCGAAGGCATTCTTTAAACGCTCGATCTTACCTGTGGTGGTTTCAGCGGCGGCCGAAGCTGCGCCACCGAACCTGCTATTGACCTGATCCATGACGGCCGCAAACGCCTGCGACTTCGGGATCGACTCGTCTATCTTAATTCCGTACCTGGACAAGGCCTCGGTCTGTCCTTGGAAGGCCTTGCCGAGTAAAAGGGAGGCTGTATTTAAATCTATGCCCATGGCCGCGGACAAATTGAGTGCGGCCTGCGTGGTGTCCTTAAGTTCTTTCCCGGCCAGTCCGAAGGTGGTGAGCATGGCCTGGGTCTTTACTATGGATTCGTCAGAAAAAGTCGTGGTGGTCTGAAGGGTCTTGGCGTACTGAAGCATTTCCTGGGACAATTGTTCGGTGAAAATTCCCTGGTTTTTTAAGGCCACATTGAGTTGGTTCGCGGCTTCCTCGGATTCGAGGAAAGACTTCACGGAACTGACCACGAATGCAGTTAGCCCCGCGAATGCGGCCGTTAAAGCCAGGGTTGAGCCCTTGATCTTGCCCAGGCCATCACTGACCTCGTCTTTGAGCCTTATGAGTAGGCTTGCTTCTTTCTCGCCAGCCATTACAGTGCCCGCCTTCGTCGTTGATAGTTCTCGTTGTCCTTGGCCTGGGTTGACTCTTCTGTCTTGGCCACGGCGAGAACGAATAGGTTAAAAAGGGTTGCTTCCATCACTGAATAATCTCCGTCGGGGAAGAGGATTTGAATGGGGGTTTGGCCATACTCTTTTGAAGCAACATGAATGCTAAGTATTTTGTTTTTATCGAAAAAAAAAGACGCTTCAGGCCTCTAAAGCGATTCAGGGAGTGGTCCAGAATAAGAGCGTAAAGGCGAGTGCCAAGATTAGGATTTCTAAACAAATCCTCGACAGTGATGCCATTTTCTCTACCCCTAGCATCACCTGTCCCAACTGGAACCAGTTTCGGCTCCACCACGCCAGCTTCAATAACCGCATACATATCCCTTTGGAACCGTTGGACCTGTTCGACTGTATTGGCTTGATCCGGCTCAGACCTGCGGCGAGTAATGAAGTCGGTGAAGATCTGCGGCATGTTGTCGGCGCCGAAGTCGATTAGCGGGTTCAGTTTTTTAATTACAAACTTTGTCCCCTCGACCCTGACCGTTTTAAGGTCTTGGATTCTGGCCTTAAGCTTTTGCACATTCTGCATGAGACCATCCCTTTTAGTATGAGGCCGTTGAGTTCTGGAACGTGATCCCTATATCCCTCGATGTCGTGGTCGGGCTCGGGTTGTCAACGAGAACATCGTATTTAATTTCCGTTGTGAGAATCTCGTCTGAGCCATTGATTTCGGTGTCGCCGGTGGCATTGTAGACCTTGGGCAAACGTATGGTCATGGCATAGAAAGGCGCGGCTGTGCCGGATATGGCCCGGCCCTCAAAGTAAAGTTCGATGGCGCCTTGCGTGGCCTGGATCATGCGATCATAGGTCGTGGAGGTATCGAACCTGTTTTTGACCGTGAGCTGAATATCTCTCCGTGTCGGTGGTAGCACGTCAACGGTGATATTGCCCAGGCTTCTGGCGTCGTCGTCGCTGACGATATTGTTGTTGATGGTGAGCTCAAAGCTTTGTATGGGCTCTGAATTCGTTGAGTTGGCCGCATTCGATTCCGTATTGGAATATTTGAATTTACCGTCGACGAAAGTAAACGGATTCACAGAGCTCAGGCTCAAGATAGCAATGATGTTATCGGACAAAAGCGTGGAGTCCTTGAACACGAATTCATAGCTGACCTTAACGGCCTCACCAACGGCGCCGGTGATCTTGAGCTGATTGCAGCGACCACCGGTATAACGCCAGACATGGCTCTCGCCTTTTCTGACATTGAATGAGAGCTGGTTTATCGCGGTCGTAGTGTCAAAGTTCCCGGCCGATACAGAGTGGGCGAAGCCACCGCTGATTGAGTTCGATACCAGGGCACCGCCCAGAGCGTTCGCGATCAAAAGCACGGATTCCTGCGGGTGCAGGTATTGCTCGAGTGTGCCACCAACAATCTTTCCCTTCGTGACCCTGTGGCTGAAGCCACGGCTGGCCCCGATTTGGTCCAATTTTTCACTTTCAATATCGGTCCTAAACGTACACGAAATCGCCTCCACTGCTGTGGTCGCGCTCGCATATGTCCCAAATGTACCTTCTTTACCAAGAGCGATGTAGCTCAATACTGCTGTTTTTGCTTCTCCACCTACTGGCATATGGCCTCCCTAGCGCGTTGGAACATTTCCTGTGCCCTCAACTCCGCTTCTTTTATAGATTGCAAGACACGGTAGGTTGACCTAACCGCTCCGACTCGGACCTGATCTGCTGATATGGACGCGAGTTCCTTCTCAAGGTTTGACTTAAATGGGATGTCCAAAAGACCCCGGCCCGAGCAATTGGTGACGGGGAGCTTATGGAGACTGCAATAATCAAAGAGCCATCGTGCTGAAAATAAAAGATTCCCGGACGTGAACACGGTCTGGGCCTGAATATCTCTGCACGTGACGTGGTGCATATAATTCCGTTTCGGTTTCGGGTTGGACCAGGCATAGTAGTTCCCATCCGGGCGCCAAGAATAATCGTAGCCGACAAGCAAATATTTCTCATATCCACCCCAATTCACTCTTCTGGTCTCGTCTGAGCCATTCATGAAAACCACCATTGCATTGGAGACATTTGACGAGGCGGGTATGGTCCTGGTGCCTTTGCCCATTATTGGCATAAAAATGTCTTCTGTGTTTATAGCGTCTTTGTTTACAAAAAAGTAACGATCCCCGAGCCAGGACTTGGTCCAAAGCGTGTTCGCATAAGGCGTGGCGAAGAGCTTAATATCTTTTGTGGCATGGACGTGGGTTTCGAAATGGCGGGCGGGTATATTGGCATCGCAGATCATGACCATGTCTGGCTTAACCCCATGCTCCATGAGCGGTACAAAAGCTTTGTCGCAACACATCAAATCAAACCGCCCCCGGTACTTTTTAATGGTATCGATGTGATCTTCAAGGCTCGCACCCATGGCAACAATGACAAGGATCTTTCCAAGCCCCATGTTCTGAAGCGTGTTTGAATCTTTGTGATCGAGCTTTGCGTTTTCTTTAGCGTTGGGGATCCAAACCTTTTCCCCGAATTGGCCGAACACGGCCAAGCTCTGATTCTTTGTGTCTTTATAAGTCAGATGTTTTCCCATAAAATTATCCCCTTACCGAAACAGATATTTAGCCTCTAACTCAACCAAGAGCCCTTTGACCACAACCCCTTGTATGATCTCCGGCCCAAAGAACTCGGATCTTAAAGGGTTACACCAGAGCGCGGTGTTGCTTAACTTCATCTCGGCCTGGAAAACACCTTCGATGTTCTCAGCTAGCCTATAAACTTCTGTCAAAAGAGTCTGGTTTTGAGTGTAAGTCCCGTCCTTCTTATAGAACGCAAAAACGTCATATGTGACCGTAGCCATTTTTTTATTCCCGGTTGGTCCTGTCTGGCCAAGGCTCGCGTACTCTTCGTCCTTTGTCGAGATTCGCACAAATATGGCCGGAAAGCTATCGGCACGCTTGCTCACGGTCTCGGGGTCAGCGGAATAAATATTCTGAACCCTTGTGGTCATCCCTGAACTTAGATCCGGGCTCGCTGTTGTGGTGTTGTGATCAGTTAAGGCCTGCACGACAGCAGCGACGTTTGCTTCATAATCGAATGGCATTAACTATTCTCCAATAAAAGGCTTCTGACCATATTCGCCATGGCCTGCTGAGCCTTCCCAGATAGCCACATAAATTCTCTCTGAGGGATATTTCGTCCGGGATCACCTTGGTCATGGGTACGGCCATAGATGACGTTCGAGTACATGATCACGGCTTGGTCTCCGGCTTCACGGACGCCACCACTTTCGGGGAGAATGCTTTGTCTAAGCCTTCCCGTGAGTTGCAGGATCTTCCCTGACCGCGGGACCTTAAGTTCTTTCCATCCCCCGCCAGGGCCAGATTCTTTATCAAAGTGGTCGACGATGTCCCTGAACCCCTCCGTCGAAGCCGCGACCTTTAAAAACTTAGCCGCTTTTGCGGTATTGCCTTTGAGCTTGCGAAAGAATTCGTCCCATTCCTTAGCGTCGAGGACAAGCTCTTTCTCGCTCATCCCGCCCTCGCACGTGCCTGGTCATCGATCTCATTCGGATCCCGTTGCCACTCCGTGGGGTCGTCGAGACCGAATATAGGTGTGTAGTTCTCTGTTGAGGCCAGGAACCGTGAACTTGAATTCACAGGGACCAAGCTGCCATCGGTTAGAGATAGCTTGATGTCGCCTTTGATGATCTGCTTCAGAATATCCATGGCCGATTTATACTCGGTCATGTACTCGTTCTTGTTCTGGCCATCCTGGGTATAGGCGCCCCGGGTCGCATAGTAACAGGCTATGTCTTCGGTGAGCGTGATCAGAATCGGCGGTGTCGGGGTAATGGGAAGAGAGTACTTCGCGGTCACGGCGGCATTGACCACGCCTTCGGCCCTGTCAATGTGCTTGGCAAAAATAGCAACGCCATCGGCATCAGCCGTTGTCGTGTTCTGTTTTAAGAAGAACGGCATCAGTTGTGGCAACGATGTTGTGGTGGCGTAGGCTCCCATTATGCTCCGGGTATTCCCAAGGTTCTGAGCTGCTGTCTCATCACCTGTCCCTCTTTTTTTTGATCAAAAATTATCCTGAACAGGCTCCGCTCGATCTTATAGCAAGGCTTCTTGTCATCATCGTAGCCATGCAGGGTCTTTATGACTCGGATCAATTTACGCCCATTGACAAAGAATCTGGGCTCATTTGGTTTCAGGTTGTTGGCACCGAGGAAAGGCAGGAACTTACTTTTTTTCTTCGGTGGCTCTTTGCCAAGGATTTCTGGCTCAGACGTGGTTTCTTCAACTGCTATTTTCTCTCCGCTCAAGGCACGAGGACTCATGTTATTTCTCCCTTTTTAATCAGGGGAGAGGTGAGTGTAAGGGCACCCACCTCTCCCCGCGTTATTTCATTTAGAGGTCTATCACCGGCAAAAACTTATTGGACGGTGTTTACGATCAAGGCTGCACAATCACTGGACACGACCTTGTGTTGATACATGGTCGAGGCCTCAATGAAGTCGCCTCCGCGCTCTTCCTCCCGCCAGGTCTTGACCGTGAACGGGTTGCCAAACTGAGATTTGGTCAACTGATACAACGCCGAAGGCTTTTTCAAGCCCGGGTTGGGTTCGATGTACGCTACAAACGCACAGTCCGTCCAGATAAAGTTCTGGTTGGTGGTGGTGTCGCCAATGCCTTCGTTCCCGGTGTTCATGATGCCTCCGGCAACTAGGAAGTTGGTGACGTTGAAGAGCTTCGCCAAGAGCGATTCCGTGACAGAATCGGTTGACGTGTATTTGATCCGGTCCACGATGCTGATGTGCTCCTTGGCAGCGCGGAAGGTCGGATCATTTACAACAACAGTATTGGGAAGCATCCCCGACTGTTGTGCGATCAAGGTTGTTGCACTGTCCACGAAAAGAATTGGGTTGGACAATGTAGTGTTCTGGTTCCACGCAAACGTAGAGGTCAACGAAGTTGTATTCCCCCAATTCGCAGCGGTTGTGACCAAGTTCGCGAGATCAAGTTCTTTTCGGAGAAGGATTTTCTCCGTCAAGTACTCGGTAACGTCGATGTCGAGGCGAATCGCAGGATCCGCATTCGAACGGTCTCGGTCTGTCACCAGATGTTTGAGCGTGTGTTGTGCCAAGCTATAGGAAGCGGTCGTCACGTCCCAGGTCGATTCATTCGAAACCGATCCGTTTCCACGGAGGGTCTGGGGAATGATGAGCGAGTTCTTGGAGTAAACGAAATATTGATCCGTTTCGTGCTCAACATTAACACGCGGGGCCAAAATATCCGCAACAAGTCTTTGGGACTTGTAAGCGACGGAGATATTCGACAATGGCCGATTAACACGGATTGAATTTGACTGTGGCATTGTTTGGTCTCCTTATGCGCCGGACACGTGGTTGGGCTGGATCAGAACTTCGATGACGGAGTTCGTAGAACCAGCTTCAAGCGCGATCCCGATATTTTTGTACAACGCGGTTGACGTGAAAGAAGCAGCTCTTTCGACGATGCAACCGGGCCCAGCATTGAGGTTTGATGTGACCGTGTTCGGCCCCACAATTGCCCCAACTGACACAGATGCCGCACAAGCGACTTTGGCTGTGCCTCCAATCACCACGTTTACGGCTTCCCCGGTTGAGGCCGCGTTAAGCGAGACCCCGAGAACAAAGGAAGTGGTGGTGTTCCATGGCAAAACAGACATGGTGCTCGTTGCGGCCCTGCTGACCACAACATAGGCACCAATGCTTTGGTTGGCCATGAAGGACTTCACTATTTGATTTGAAAATTGACTCATAAAGTCAACCTCCATTTTTACTCAGGCCCGGGTTACAACCCTTGGGTCACAAGGGCTCTTGTCGGACCTTCTTTCTGAAGGTTATTTGCCTTCGTTGGCAACCGCAATCAGGGCGTCTTTGTAAGAGACCTGATGCTTCGCCGCATATTCTTTGGCTTTGGTGTCGATGTCTTTCCCGGCTTCTTTACCCATCTCTGTTTTTTCTTCGACGGGCAGTTGCACCTGTTCTTCGCTAGCGAATTCGAGTACGAAAGCGCCAACGGAACTAAATTCTTTGCCACCGAAACTGAACTTCTTTTCAGTCGGCAAAGCTTCCAAAATAGATTTCAACTTTTCACCGCGGGCGGGCGTTATTTTCTTCGCAGTGACTAGCTCTTTAACGCTTGTGCTGATTTCAGACAAACGTCGTTCTTCTTTTATTTTTGCGGTTTCGGATTTCTGGGTTTCCAGATCCTTGCCGATTGCTTCCAAACTTGATTTCAGGTTAGCGTTCTCTTCTGAGAGCGACTTCACCTTTCCGTCGAGTTCTTGGTTTTGCTTCGTGAGTGTCTCGAGATCCATTTTGAATCCCTCCTGTTTTTGTTTTGCAAGGAGGTCGTCAAAATTAAATTCGACCGTCCTGATTGGGACTTCTTTACTGAAAACTGTGGGCACAAAAACTTCCCCGTAAAGAGCAATGATGTCGTCGAGGCTATGCACGGCAGGTGTTTCCCCGCCCAAAAGAGCCACCGCTTTTAAAGCCCAGGCATGGACTTTTTCTCCGATCTTCATGTCTTTGTAAAGCTCAACCGAGACTCGGCTATAGGCCTTTTTCTTCATGAGCTCATAAATCTTTTTCGGGATGTTGCTGAAATCGGCCAAGACCTTTTGCCCGGACCTATATACGTTAGTGATGAAGCCCGCCGATGGCAACTCGTCGGCCTTTAAAAGTTTCTGGGCCTCGCCGTGGCCAAGCTTCAAATAAGGCTTGAGCTGTGCCTTGGTTTCGTTGAAGCCGGCAACAATGGCATCAAGGTCTGAATCGGAGTAAGAATCACCGTTCCAGTTCCCTGTGGAAAAAATCTCAACGCCTTTTATTTCCTCGGTTTCCATGTTATCGCCTTATAAAGCCTTTGTAACTTATTGAGGTTCCGTTGCCACCGATACTGCCTTTAATGGTCATGCTCGATCCCGCGGATACGCAGAATGGATCCGTGTCTGGCCACACCATAGGCAAAAGCTGGTTTGCGGGAATGGCCATGTGATAGGTGGTGGTGTTGTCGCTCAAAATTCTTACTGTTGACGCCGTTGTGGAAATGTAAACCATCTGCGTCAAGCAATTCGTCTTTGCAGTTGAGCCCGGCCAGTTTATGCTGACGTTGTTTGTGGCCTGATCAAAGATCATGCCCGGACCAATGTTGGCTTCTTTTATAAAGTCAGAACCAGAAAAGGCCGCAGGTGCAGTCAGAATTAAGACCATGAAAAGAATGAATTTAAGCCTCATTTTGAAGTCTCCCTTATATGATCAAACGAAATTGGGTTGATTCTGTTATGAATATTTTAAGGCTTCGGGCCAACGCCAAGCTTGATGGCCTCGGCGATATGGAAATTTACATCGGCCAACATGCCCTCCAATCTAAGCTTCTGCTTTAAAAGCAATTCATAGGACCAGTTCTGTTCCTGAACCTTGCCAATCTTCACCGTGTTATCGTCAACCTTTGTAACTGTATCAGCCATTTTTCCCTCCAATTAAAATTTCTTTATAATTCGTGCCATTAACTTCTTTACAGGTCTTGCAAGTCCCGCAGGGCTTGCCCTGATTTGGGGTCCTACAGTACCAACAATCTCCGAGAATGCCTCGGACGTCAAGATATTGCATCTCCTCTACCTTAGAAACCAGAACATCAAGATAAAATTTCGGTGCGTCGTAAGGCCATGTTGCCGCCCTCGTGGCCTGCGATATCACATCAAATCTTTCCTGCCAGTGGCCTTCGGCCTCATGCGTTCCAATGGTCCAGAGATCTATCTTTTTTAAATCCTTTTGTGCAAAACCCTTGGCTACGATTCCGGCTTCAAAACAAACTATGGCCATGTCATAGGCAAACCCAGGGCATCTGGTGTGATCGATTAAGGTCTCTGAATACGTGAACTCTCGAATTGCCTGAAGCCTTGGCATTAGCTTTTTTATTGCCTCGGTTTCAGCCCTATCCCTGTGCTCAGGGTTCACGAGGCAGATGTGATGGGCATGGACCTGATGCTTGGTGTCCTTAAGTAATTTCGCCAGGACGTAAGTGCTATCTATGCCACCACTCCACATCACTAAAATGTTTTTAATAGGTTGCAATATCTGTGGATCCATTATTCCCATCCGTTCCCGGGGATCCATCTATCCCGGCGTTTGCTGTTAAAAGTCCGTTTGCGTATCCACCGATCCCACCAAGACCACCAATTCCGCCTGCGACAGAACAGTTCCCGGCATTAACGGTACCGAGTTTATATCTAATGATAATTTTACCCCCGCTCCCCCCGTTACCTCCGCCACCGCCACCGCCTCCGTAAGCGTCAAGGGTTAAAGCCTCTGTCCCAGCAGGTCCTCCTGGACCTCCGTTCCCGCCACCATCTCCTCCAGCGTAAAAAACGGTACCGGATACAGAGATGGTTCCAGCGACTTGGAGATACAGGCACCCACCAAAAAGGCCACGCGTTCCGCCACTCCCACCCCCACCCATACATGGATCTCCCGATTCTGCTTGAGCACCTGGATTCCCTTCATAGGAAAACCCGTAATCGTAGGCGGAAATACCACCTGTTCTTCCACTGCCGATGCTATTGTCTCCGCCGTCGCCAGAAATTCCCCACCCGGACACATATGATGTGGGGCTCCCGCCGTCGTCGAGTCCACCGCCTCCGCCTCCATGACCCCAATACCCCGCGGAATCGCTACCACCGGAGGCGAGCCCGTTACCTCCGCCACCGCCTTCACCGGAATGAGAAATTTGGTATGAAACCGTTGGGATGGCAGCTCCCGCCGGAGTCGATACAGAATAGCTGAAATTTCCCGGGCCAGAATCAGTTGATCTAAGTGCGTTTCTTCTTAAAGTTATTTGGCCGCCAGTGTTAATGGTACAGTTCCCGGAACAACCTATAATCGTTGGGTCATTCCCGCCATTTCCACCGCTGAGGTTGTTAATAATTCGGAGCTCGCCATTATTAATAATCGATATCGACGAATAGTCTTTAACACTTCCGGCCAGGAGTGTTACAACTGTGCCATTTATGGACAAGGCGCCATCAGCACCGGTGGGCCAAGTCGAAGACGTTGATTTAAAGAATGCGAAAGGGACCTTTACAATAGATGCGGAGAGATTTGTGCCCCAGTTGAGCTCACCGTCGGTGATGACAGATATAGCGTTAAATGAGCCCGCGCCAGTGACCCTCTCAAGTCTTTCCGTGATCGGGTTCCACTTATAACCCATGATCAGGGGAAGAGCGCGACCCGCCCCGACCAAGTGCCGCGGGTTTTATCGATTTGCGTTACCTCGGATGCAGTCGAGGTGGTGTAAGTCATTTTCGTTATTTCCCATGAATCGGCCGTTGTTGTGGCATAAAATTCCTGATTAATACCGATGTAAACAGGCCGCAGATCCGAGGGATCAAACAAAATCTTGTGAGCGTTGTTGTCTCTTGCTAAAGGTTTAACTCTTGGCGGCATCGTTGTCCTCCACTACGGATCTCTTGAATTCAAAGGTGAAATCTACATTAGGAGCATTGCTCGATATCCCCTTAGTTCTCATGATTAGGTCGGCGCCAGGGCTTAGCCTCCACGAGAGTTTGGATATGAAGTTCCCGCCCATGCGGTTTAATGTGACCTTAAACTTTTCCTCACCAGTGACGGAATCAAGAAGTGAAACCGTGACCGGGAACTGCATGTCGGAGTTAGAAACCACGGCCGTGTCCAAAACTATTTCTGACCCGGGCTGGCCTTCGATGATAACGAAATCTCCGAAATTCCCGATATTTCCAGACCGTGGCTTTTGGCGTTCCAATTTAAATTTGTGCACGTGCGAATGTTCGCTAAGGATGAGGTTGCCACCGAGCTTTTGCAATTTATCAATTGAGACCTCTTTGTCTGGGCTATAGTCCTGGAACTTGGTCACGGGCACGAGCAGGGACCGGCAGTTGAAGTGCAGGGGTGGCGTGATGCGGTCCACGAAATCACCTTTCTCAAATATCTTCCCATCGAGCTCTGAGCACACATCCGAGGTTCGGTCGTCCATAATAGCCGAGAACTCATAAGCCTCCACGATCTGGCTCGCAATCTCGTCAGTCTCGTAGTAGGTCTTGCGGGCCGCATTATAGACCTCGGTGGTCTTGGTGCGGATCACGGTCTTCAGCCAACGCTCACTGGTGTCGAGCATTTCCTCCCGCATCATTTTCAAAATCTGGGCCTCAGCAAATCCATCCTTCATGCCTTGCATGAGCACGTTCTTGCCACGCTTCGTGACTTCGACGGCGTAGTCACCGACCATTTTAAAGGACTCGGCTTTTATGATCTCCAAGAACTCTTCCGGCAATAGCTCGGAGTCCGTGAATTTTTTGGTTGAGTTCGGGAGTATTTCTTTCTGGGCTTCGTTGTGGGCATCCTTGAATAGATCGACAAAACTGTTTTTTACAATGACATTCATATCTCTGAGGAACTTTGGCTGAAGGTCGTTGACCTTATCGGGTTGGAAGTTTTTGATCATGCCTCGGTCTCGGACCTGATCCACGAAATCGGCTATGATGGATTTCCCCGCCAACTGTAGCTTCGGAACCATACGAGCTTCGTTACCATCGAGGCTCTTCCTGATCTCGGCGAAATTGACAGAGACTTCGTAGGGGTTAAGTTCGCGGAACTTTTTGACCATTTCTTTTTCTTCAGGCTTTTTCTTTTCCTTGCGTATATCTTTGTCACCTTTCTCCGGGGACGTGTCATCATCCTCTGCATTTGGATCCCTGTCTTCAAAAGGGTCTGGCTTAGGTGCCTGGAACTCGACCGGGCCTTCAGGGTATTTAACGGCTCTGCGGAAATGGTTGACCTCTTCCTCGGTGGGCTTGACCAGCCTTGACTTCATAAAGTCAGACCAGGTCTTGGAGTACTCGAGCTCGTCGTCATCAGTGATTGGCATGAACTCGAATCTGCATTCATATCCTGTGCCAAAATTGGCCTGGACCAGGGGTTGCACAAGCTTAAGGGTTATTTTCTTTGCCAAAGACTTACGGTCTTTTTCTATGGTACCAAGGAACATCTTGAACTGGGTCTCGCCAAGTGAATACGAGCCACCACTGGTTTTTTCTCCGCTGATCCCCATCAGATCCGGGACCAAGATGGCCCTTGAAATCCAGAGGTTGTACATCTCCAAGCCCTTGATGTAGGTGTCGCCGGCGTCACGGTCGCTTTGAATAAATTCAAGGCTCATGTCCTCTGGCACAACCAAAGCCGTTTTTTGCTGTATGGTTTTGATCATGTCGAAATAGCGCCGGATCTCTTCGGGGTCAGACTGTGATTTATATTTACCGACTACGGTTGGACTCGCAAACCGCTCCACGTAGATTGCGTACATGCGCATGAAAAACTTTTTAGCGGCCCAGGCGGGGTGGGCAGCTTTTAAATCTGATTTTCCGTAAGGGTTGCCGAACTCTTGCTGATAGACGTGGTGAAGAAATTTGGTGGGCTTGAACTTAAGCTCGGCCTGATCCGTGGACTGGATTATTTCCTGGACTCGGCCGTACCTGTCGAGATCAAATCTGAAGCTATGCGGGGGCCGGACGTTGATGGATTTATATCGGTACAAGTTATCGGTGCCGAGTTCATACACGGGCTCGGAAAGCGAGAAACCATACTCGAATGAGGACAGCATGTCTCTTATAACATCATCAAAACTTTTCCCGAGTTCATAGGCGTCCAAGGATTCGTTCAAGGCCTTGGTTACGAATTCTTTGATGTCTTCGTTTTCGCAAACTATCTGCCACCCCGAGTTCACTACAATGTCTTTTTTATAAGAAATCGCGGACTTGACTTGATCATCGTCCTTCATCTCGTCATAGATTTTATAGAGGTTGTTGGTAGAGAGTCTGTCCGGGTTCCAAGGGAAATAATAGGAATCCTGGAAATAACTTGATTTGTAGGTGGTCTCGGGTTGGTTTGGTGAACCCGGGAGTGGGAAAATAGAATCGGCCTCAAGGCCTGGGCCTTGGTTTAGATTTGGTTTTTGCGGTTTCTTTTCGGACTCGCCAGTCGGATTCTCTAGCTCAGATGATTTTAGCTGCTTCGTAGGTGTCACCTAAATGTATGCCTGAATTGGCTCCTAATTTAAGAGTGGCTTTTGCTTTAATATACATCTGAAACATGATTGCGGTTGCAATTACATCATCATCGTGCTTGCCTTCGCTAGCGCCAATCTTATCCCCGTCCTGTGAAAATGTCAAAGCCTCCTGCAAAAAGATGATGTCCCTGACCAAGAACTCGGGCTGAAAATTGTCTACGTCATCCAAGCTATCGCCTTCAACGGCCTGCTTTAAATGGTCCATCATTATCGGCTTCGTTATAGTCGTGGTGTCCCAGCCTATTTTGACTATGTCCTTTCTTTCCCTGAATCCGCGGTCCTTGATGACCCTGGTCTCTTTTTCTTGGAGATATAAATTCTGGTACTTAATGGTTTCGTGAAGACCGAGGATCACGGCGTGACCGTGGTTATTCCTTTCCACGGCGAGCAAGCACTTGTTGTAGCGCGTGCACCAGTCGCCGAGAACCTTATAAAAGGCATCCACGGCCACATGCGCCCGGTACCGGAACGCTTCCTGCCTACAGGTCACACACGCTATTTTCAACACCGAGAAGTCGCCATCAATTCCTTCCGCGACGTCAGCGGCGGCGACATAGACATGGCCTTTGGTTGGTTTCTCCCACTGCGTGAACTCGTATTCTGAAATTGTAGGGGGCTGAGTCTTTTCAAGATCCCTGGCTTCCTTTAAAAGGGCCATGACCTTTTTATTGTCGAAGTAAGGATTGCCAGTGCTTAAGAACGCCGTTTCTTCGTCTTCGGGGAATTCTTGGGGGAAGAGTTCTTTCTGGGTCTTCTTTGTGGACCGGCGCCACAACACTTGCTCGTCATCGATGGGGAGTTGGGCCTCTTCCGGGGACTTTGTTACGGTCATCCCATTTAAAGGGAGCCTGTACTCGGGTTGTATCCACCACGGATAGAAATGAGGCCGATACCCGTTCTCGCCGGCTTTTGCGTCCTGGAACATGGTGTATCCGTCATTGCCGACACCGTTGGCCGTGGATTCTATGGTGACGTTCCCGTCCGGACCAACTGTGGCCAAGCTTGCCCTCAAATCGTTGGGGTCGATGTGGCAGATCTCGGAAACGTGGAGGTTATGGACGGCGGTTGACCTTATAGAGAGTGATACGAATATTTTGGAGTTGGTGCCGGCAAAGGACAATTCGGATTCGTTGTATTTAGTCGATTCCGGTTTATAGTCATCGGGCATGTTGTCGTAGGCAATCCTGACTATTTCCCACAGGTATTTCAGAGATTCCTGTTTATGGCTGAGGATGCCTGTGATGGTGTTCTCTTTAAAGATGCAGTCATCGAGCCACCACAGGATCCAAAACGTAGAGACCCCGCCTTGCCTGTACTTCAGCACGTATTCGCGTAGCTGTTGCTGATCCCGGACCTTCTCGTACATCGCGGACTGGATCGCGTTAAGCTTTAAAAGGGAGAGGTTCTTACGCTTGTCCCTGATTCTGTAGAGGTTGGTCATTCTCCACAGCTTTGGTTCCTTCAAGAGCCTTGAGTAGTTCGAGTCTAATGGGTTCATGGTCTTTGAGTTTTTCCAGGATTGTGAAGAAATTAACCACGAGCATGTGCATGTCGGACTTGCCCGGGCCAACACCATCGGCTTCCTGTACAAATGGTTTCCCGTAGGCGCGGTCGAAGAGCTTCTCTATAACGTAGGCCTGTACCGATGGGTCAGCGGCACACTCTACCTCAATGGCCTCGGAGTCGAACCCCCTTTTGACAACGATATGCTTTTTGAAGATCTTTTCACCGGCGGCAATCTTGGCCATCCTCTCCAAGAGTTTATAAGTGGTGATGAATCTATCGATTTCCTTTCTAACTATCTGGGATGGCATACCAGAGTTGTGTCTTCTCCCGCCCGTGGCGAGTTCATTGCTTGGCTTAAAACCGTTCATGTTGATCGCCGTGGAAATTGTTCCACATGGAACATTTATCAGACTTGTGCAGGATTTGGTTCTGGCTCCACAACAGGTTGTGGTGTTGATTGGTCTTGGTTGGTGTTTTGGCCATTCTGGTGGCCCTCCGGTTTATCAAACATAGGGTCAAGCAACTTCAGCTTTGGCTTTGCTGTCTTTTCAACACTGTCTTTGATCTGGGACAGTGCTCTTTCATCCCAGGTCGGTAGCTTTGCGGCCTCAGCACAAATCCAGTCCGTGCAATCCTGCCATTTCCTGGGGTCCATGTTACAGGACTGTTGGAATGCGTCCATGGCTTCTCTGGGCTGGCCCTTAAGCATATAACTGTAGCCCATGAGCAAAAGTTTTTCCTCGTCTGGGGCGACTTGCATGAATATGTCCGCGACCTTTAAAACCTCGTCGTATCTTTGATATGTGTAGTGCCAGGTCATGTAAGCGGTCAAGATTCTGCGGTTTTTTGGCAGTACTTTAAAACACTCATCGAAGAGGTCGAGCTGTTTGTCCGGGTCTTTGCCGTGGACTTCGGTTAAGAGCCTGATCCAGGCATCGGGGAACTTGGGCCAAATCTTCAAAGCCTCCCTTAATTTACCCTTGGCGTACAAATCAATGGCTTCTTTGCCTTCCAACGTCCTTTTAATCATCGCTGTAGGGGTCTGGCTCTGGATAGGAGCGACGTTTCGGGTGTATTTGACCAGATATGATTGCCCGTACACGAATCGGTCTTCTTTGACGATTTCAAGGCCGGTTTTACGAAACAGGTTCTTGAGGTCTGTTTCGGAAAAGCAGTTGATGTGGTCCTTGTGCCAGACCTGCTCAAAGCTAGTCACGGTTGGGCCCGATGTGTCTTCGAGGACATCGTACCACTCCGGGGTCGAGATCAGCATGTGGCCGCCGTCTTTTAAAAGAGAGGCATAATAGGCCAACTTTTTGTCGGGCTCGATCATGTGTTCGAGGACGTGGTAAATAGAAATAAGGTCGTATTTTACGTCCGTTCTGAGTTCTTCGGAGATGGGGATACCATAATAGTTTTCCGCAAACCTTCTAAAAGTCAGCGTGTACTCACAGCCCGTGGCTTTGTGGCCGAGCTCTCTGAAGAAATTCGGCAAGTACCCTGTCGCACACCCAACATCGGCTATGACCAAATCTTTTTTGTCTTTTAAGAAGTCACCAAGAAACTTCTTCACGTAGTTGAGCTTGTGGGTGGTGGTGAGCATGTTCATGTGGGTAGGAGATGGCCGGTACTCGAATCGATAATAATCCCTCATTTTTTCTTCGGCGCCAGCGTCAACTCTATACATCACGGCCCCACAGCCTTTACAGCACAGGAGCTCGCGCTGTTGGTGCATCTTCTTTTCTGTGGTATCGAAGCTATGGAAGTTTTCTACGGCGTCACAGACGTAACATTTCATGGTTTGTCTCCGGTGGTTGATATAGATGCCTGGGACGCGGACACGGTTTGAGTACTCGAAGTCGAATACGTCGATGCCGGTGCCTGCCAGGTTTTTACGAATTCATGCAAGATCTTGATGTTTCCAAAGAATCTTTCAAATTTTTCCAAGGCATAGGCTTGTTGGGGGTCGCTGAGGCTCTGCAAGGGATTGGGATGGGTTTCGACCAAGAAACCGTTGGCGCCTGCGGCTATGCCGGCATAAGTCATGGCCTCAACCAAATCGGATCTGCCCGTGCCATGACTGGCGTCAACGACGACAGGTATTTTTGTTATGGCCTGGATCGCGGGGATTATAGACAGCGACAGATCCCACCTGACGTGGTTCATGTGTGTAGACGAACCCCGCTCGATCAAAACAGGATCACAGAGCCCGCCTTTTAAAAGGTGTTCGGCGGAGCCCAGAAATTCGTCCATGGTTGAGCCCGGGTGTCGCTTTAAAAACACCGTTCTCTTGCTCGCCCCAAGTACCCTGAGCAAGGTGTAGTTCTGCATCTGTCTTGCGCCGACCTGATAACAGTCCGCGTACTTGGCGAACTTTAAAAGAGAGTCGGGGTGATAGTCCAAGATCTCTATGATTGTTTTCATGCCGTTGTCGTGAGCAGCCCTAGCGAATTCAGAGACCAAGGTCTCGTCGACCCAACCAAATTTTTGGCCCGGGTATGTGCCGGCCCTGAACACGCCGCCTCTTAAATATTTGACCCCAAGACCACCCAAAACACTGGCTATTTCATGGATTTGGTCCGCAGATTCAACCGAGCACGGTCCGGCAATCGATATCAGCCCCCGCAGAGGCGCCATGTATCCTTGGACAAGTGGGTATCGCGGCGCTGGCCCAAAATATCTCTGGAATGCGAAATCAATATCTGACATTTAATAGCTCTCCTTGCTGTTGTACCTTTCCCAGGCCTGACGAGCCAAAGATTTTACTTTCTTTGAATTGTAGACCATCTTAGGATCCCCGGTACAGATCCGAATCATTTCCCTGTCCACGAAAGCGGTCCGGCACCATTTTTCTAGCTTTGCGATTATGGCGATGGCCTTCTCTTGAACCGCATCAACCTTTTTCCCTTTTGCGTAATAGGCCAGGGCTCTCTGCATTTCATTCTTTAAATACATGGCGTGCTGAAAAGAATGGTTTGTGCACCACCGCGCCAGATCCGACATCCTCCACTGTATCACAACCATAAAATCGGATTGGATCATTTAAGAATTAACTCCGAGAGAGTTATGACCCTAAAATTCCAGTTATTGGCGAACACGAACAAATCTGGCTTGGCGTGCATGAGCCTTGCGTAAGCACTAAGCCTTTCGGCCAAAAATAATCTCAGACTTCGTGGTGACTTCTTAAAACATGCTTCTATAGTTTTTGGGCCAATGATGCCGTCGGCATCGACTCCAACTGTTTTCTGTAAGCACTTTATGGCGGTGACAACGCCTTGGTTCACGGCCATGTCCATGACCGCAATGTCGTAACCCGCGGGAAGAGCGTCACATTTACACCTGTTCCAGTAATCAATCTTGTAAATGTTTTGGGCTTGCTCAATGGTAAGGTTCGCTATATCCAGTTTTGGATAGGATTTCTTTGATATGCCGTACATGGTTTCGCCACCGGGGTCTCTGGGATCCAAGGTGTACCCACCTTCGGCTTTGAGAACAAACTCGATGGCCTTTGGCCAGTTCTCAATCATTTCTGGTTCACCTCGGAAAGGGCTTGGCTTCGCTCCGGCGTCATCTTCGCACTCAAGGAATCGTTCCTGCGCCTATAAAACCAGAGTGGCCTATTAAAATAAACGACATCGAATCTGTGATCCATGATTCTTTTATAAAGATCGAGACCATCCCAATGCCGAAGACCGTCAGCGAACCTGATTTCATTTATCATTTTTTTTGCCATTAAAGCGCATCCGGCGTGATGGTTCGCATTGCCCTGAACGGTGCCTTTGCGAATGGTTCCGCTCTCATCTGTTTCAAAATAATCCGTGTACACGATCCCGGCACCCGTATTTTCCAAAAGCTCAACGCACTCATCGATCATGCCAGGATAAAGCCAGTCATCGGCATCGACCCTCATCACGTATTCGCCTCTGGCCACCGCTAAGGCTTTATTTGAAGACGACGCCAAGCCTTCATTGGTTTCGTTTGCGATTATTCTCAGTGGGCTCGCGTGCCATTTAAACTTTGCTATTTCGGCAAGTGTGCCGTCAGTGGATGCGTCGTCGACGACGATATACTCAATGTCGGGGTTGTTGCAGGTCGCATTCATGACCGAGTTCATTGTGGTCCATATATATTTCTCCATGTTGTAGGCACAGGTGTAGATGGAGATCCTTGGTAGACGGTTGATGTTGAGTATGTGCGGATTCAAGTCAAGGTAGTCAACAATGGAATCGAGCGTGGCACCAACACCAAGTGCTCTGGCGATGATATTAAGAACGGCGAAATCCTCTTCGTAGTCCATGGTGAGCCTGTATTTTCGGCACACGGATTCCCTGGGCCTGAATTTTAACTGCCCCGTGAAGGGTCCGGCCTTAACGAAATAGGACACGAACTCCGTAGGAGTTTTGGTCGCTTCCGCGGCCTGTAAAAGGTTCTCGGTTCTGAAAACCTCAACTCCGGCGCCTTCGACAATCTCTGGGCTTACGCCGTAGCCACACCCGGGCTCGTTTTGACATCTGTCCAAAAGGCCAAGCATGGTCTCGACATCGATGAGGATGTCGTCGTGTGTTATCCTTATCACCCACTGCACACCGCCCCCATATAGAGACATGAAATCGGCCATGCGATGTAGCGGGCTTCCGGGGTCGCCTTTAAATACTTCTATTTCGTAGTGCGCTAGCAAGTGATTATAGGCATCGCTGTCATCTGGCACACAAAGAACCGTCCTTATCCCAGAGCTTTGGATCCTTTTAAGGATATGTTCGATTGCGGGCACGCCTCCGATGTTCTTGAAGGCTTTCCCTGGCAGGCGCTTGGAATCTGGCCTGGTTGCGATGAGTATGACGGCGTTATCTTTGTGCATTGACGGCTTTTATATCCTCAAGGAGTATGTCGTAGGTTTTGTCCAACTTATCCAGAAGCACGAAAACAATCGCAGAAGACAGTGCGACCCAAACCGTGAACACGAATAAAACGAACTTAAACCATTTGAAATCGCTGTCGTGCGAAACATCCTTTCTCTTTAAAGCCTCAATTTCTTCCTGTTGTTTTTGATCGATGACATCCATGCCCTGACCTCCCTTATTTTCCATTGTTCCATTCCTCGTCTTCATACGCCATAGCCTCTCTGCAATCTTCCATTTAAGCTATCCCTCCTTTTTGGAGTTCAACGTCTTGAACGAAATTTCTCTGCGGTGCATCATAGCTCATCCAGCTCTGGCAGTTCCGGCAGGTCTCGGACCAGGCCTTGACGTTCTTGGTTTTTAAGTTCTCACGGAGTTCTTGCATGGGCTTACCGTTCCAGATCTCTAGCAAGCCCTGTTTGCGGGTGTCGCCGACAGGCATGGTTTCGTGGAGATCGATACAGCATGGATAGGCCATGCCCGCTGAGGTTATAACCAGTCTTTGGCTTGGATAAACACAATATCGGCGATGTTGGAATTCGTCGTGGTCGCAACCCGAGATCTCATGACTCTGTTTTTCGTTCCTGTCAAAGCAGTGGTGCTCGGATACTTTAACTGCGTCGCCCCATTGGGCCTTGACCAGTGCAAAGAAATCTTCGCCTTGGTTTGCTTTTGAAAGAACACGTCTGACCCATAGGTTTGGGTGTCCGAGCTCCGCAAGCGTAGTTATGGTGTCCTTGGCTTTTTCGAGGTCGCCACCGACCCGCATCTGCACATAGGTTTCGGGGACCATGGAGTCCAAAGAAATCATGCACTTCGTCGTTGCCATTAAACCACCCAATGACTTACCTGAACAATTTGCGTTTGTGTTTGCCAAGAGCTCAATGAAGCCGCGAACCTCAATAGAGGCCAGAGGATCTCTCGGATCTTCGGGGTAAATCTTTCTCTTCTTAAGCCTTGCATATTCGACGATTTCAGAGTAATGCGGGTGTAGCGTGGACTCACCGCGCCAGTTGAATTTGAGTGCGGGCACACCGATCTGGAACGCCTCGTCGATGATCTTGAACGCAACGTCTTTGGGCATGAGGCGACGCAAGGGTTTACCGTCATCGGCTTTTTGAGATATGAAGGTCTCGAATTTTGGATCTGGGATAAAACAGAACGGGCATCTGAGATTGCAGGTTGAAGCAAGTTCGAGGTCGATGTTAAGTGGAACCGGTGGAGTTTCGGTTTCAGCTTTGGCCCAGGCTTCTCTGTATTCGGTGTAGTTATTGTACATGGGCATGAATCATAATGTTATCATTTGATAGTTGTCAAATTATTTCGGTTCATTCTCTTATTCCACGTCCTTAATGCCTGTCGCAGTGATGAGGAAATCTTGGAACTTGTCAGACAGAGCCCGCATCTGATCTGGTAAAAGGAAAGCATTGTGTCCGTATATATTCTTAGGGAGGTTTTGCCATGACCTGGACAGGGTTTACATTTTTCAAGAACCTCGTGGACATCGGGGTCCCTGAAGAGCATCAGCGGGACTCTGTGACCTGCGATGTCGTTATCTGGCCCTTGTACTCGACTTCCCAGACTTCAATGACTTTGTGGTGATACTTTTCCAGGTCAGGATCCGATAACTTGTCTTCCATGACAATCCATTCCTGATGGGCCTCTCTGTCATGGTTGCCTTGAATCACGAGGGCCGGAATTGAAACCACCAATAAGAAAATCAATCCTTCGAGCATATCCACCTCTTTAAAGAAAACGGACGGGATAAGAAAAGGGTCAGTTTTTACGATGCCTTTTACAGGCACAATATTTTAAATCTTGATCCCGGGTGTATTTCCCCGTCATTGCCAGTGCCCTTCGGCGAGCTTTTTTCAGCTTTCTTCTTTTCAACTCTCTCTTCAGCCTTTGCATTTAATCAACCCTCCCGAATCTCGAGAATGTGTGGAATCTGGTTTTTATCTTTCTTCGAGCGTTGTGGAGCGAGGCCTTTACGGTGCCAAGAGGAACCCCGGTAAGATCTGCGATCTGCTGATAATCGAGCCTGTGATAATATCTGAACTCGACCATTTGCCTTTCTTTGCTTTTGAGAGTAGAAATACATTTCTTGATTATTTTTATTGTCTCATGACGTTCAAGGCTTTGGGATGGATCGCTTGAATTTTCTCCAAACAAATCGCCGATAGTCGTTCCCTTCTCGTCTATTTCTTCGTCAATACTTTGGTGATATTTCCACTTGAACCGAATCTGATCCAGAAATAGATTTCGCATGATCGTACTGGCCCATGATTTAAATGAGCCCCTGGTCTCGCTGAATCCGAGATCGAATTTTTCAAAGCACCTGGCATAGGTGCACTGCACGAGCTCTTCGGCCTCGTTTATTTCCCGGGTCATCTTTAATGCAAAAAAGGTCAGTTCTTTCTGGTGTCCTTTGAAGAGATCCGCGAATCTGAGTCTCGTCGCATCGTTGTACGGTGTTGATATATAGCCCCGACAGTGACCCCAAATTTGTCTGCTATTTCCTTGGTTGTCATCGACGGGTTTTGGATTATGAACTGTTTGATTTTTGTTGATCTGTCGTAGCGGTTGGAAAAGCTTGTGACAGAAATTGAGATTTGCGGTTGGCCTGGGTTTGCCGTAGAAAGGGTTTGTTGCGGCTGAACCCCGTTCAACTCTGATAGCAACTGCCTCACTTCCTGGAATTGATCGCATTCGATAACTGTCCCCCTATATAGTATTCGATAGCTCACGCTCGGGTTCCTTTGCCAATTTTGATCGGCGCTCAAACATATACTCTTGCTGGGTTGTCATTGGTAAAAAAACTTCGCACTTGCAGAGCATGTCTCCGCAATATGCGTGCGTCTTTGAGCACTCTTGTTTTGGGCCGTCCGGCCTTTCCACGTGGTAGTGATTGAGATCCCCCCAGAGCACGTGAACACTTCTTTTGTGGCCACAGATACATCTCTTCCCGAAGTTAATGACCATTTATAGTTCGCAGAGCAATGTCGCCGTATTTGCTCCTGCGTTATTACTAATTGAAAAGTTGGCTTGGTTCGAAGTCGAATGGCACAGGTTCGCAGGATTAGGAACGGTGGTCGTGCACCAATACCAGGGGTATCTTCGGTAGTGGTCGTGGTGGACTTCTTGAACCTCAACCTTGGTTTTGAACAATTCGCCGAGAGCGTCGTAAAGCTTTTGGGCCTTGTCAACACTAAGGCTTATTTCTTTTCCTTCGATGTTGAGAACTAGCTTTTTAATCTCTATCTTGTGGTCTTCCATCTCAATCTCCTTTTTCTACAGACTTAAATTGGCGCCCCGAATTCCACGGGGCTGGCTGTCGTGCGCTGACCCGTCAGCCTTGGGCCAAAATTTTAAACTCAATGACCCAAACCCAGGGATTCTCTTTCCATCCAAGACCGCGCTTGGCGTTTATAGCGTCCCAGGTCTTTGGAAAATAATCATCACCATGTTTGACGCTAATCTGTCTACCTTCCCGCGAGGTGTGCTGCATAAAAACCTGAAGAAATCCGATTTTTATTTGGGAAAGTTCCGGCATGGCCTCCACGATTTCATCGGTGATCAGATGAAAGCCCGTCGGCCGAGCGGCTTTCATCTATTGGCCGCGCTGTTTTTTGATGATGCTGAGCGATTCCGTGATAGACGCGTTATCGCTGGGCAAACAGATGACCCGCTCGCGCCCATATTCACCTTCCAATATCGAGAGGACCTCATCCAACCATGACGGCCCCATCGCCAGAACGCCTGTAAAATCAAGTTCGACACGCTCGTCCGATTCCGGTTTCAAATACGCTTTAATGGCCAGTCCCGCGTCATGACCCGCCGGCCGCGATGTTAGAATTTCCCCGAATTTTTTAACTTCAATTTTCATTTTAATCCCCAGGCCATCAACGTGATGGTGCCCTTAACCTTATCGAAATTCTTGCTGAGAAGTTTGAGACACTTTTCACCTTGTTCGCCGTAATATACACGCCCATTTCCTGAGATACAGGCCAGCCCGCCGCCCGGCGTAGGGGCATGTAAATTGAGGGCTTCCACTTAGAAACACGCCTATTCCCAATTCCGGTTTGTGTTTGACCCGTCGCACTGACCAAATAAGGGATGCTTCCATCTTCATCGGCATCGGATCGATACCATATCTTTCCGTCTACATCCTCCCACCAAGTCTCTCTCACCCAAAGCCTGTCACCTGGTTGGCCGTAGGGGCAACTAATTGGCATTGAATCCCTTCCCCTACTATCAATGAATTGCGCCTTGTTAATACTCGGATAATAATGACCTGAAACAGCAAGATTAATTTCCTTCTGCTTAATCACCCTTCTGGTCTGACTTTTCAGGCCCTTTAAAATAGATCGAACCATCGGGCCGCTGAATAAGATTGAACGCTCTTTCACTTTTTCCTCAATTCTTTATAGAAAAATAAGGCAGTTAAAATGATGACGACGGCCGTGGCCACATAAACTTCTGTGGTTAGATTTAGAACCGCAACCGCATAGTACATAGCTATGCCCCACCCAATAAAAGACATTAAAAGCAATAACTCGATCAAGGCAAAGCTTCCCTGATCCCATCTCGAATTATCGGGCTTATCCCAGCCACCCCCACCGTTGTCATCAACAGGGGGAATTGGAGGTGGAGGTGGTATGTTGTAGAGCTTGTCCCAGACCTTCTCTCCACCTGGAAGTATTTTCTTGACCCACGTTTGGCCTAGATGGTTGATAACGTATTTGAGTTTGGACACCTTAACCACAATTGGGCCAGTAAATTCCTTGTCACCCTTAACTGGCATTACCTCTTTGATTATTGCCACCTTCTTACTCTTGCTCCACTCAATCACATATTTTTTCCCGTCAACCTCAACGGCCTCACTGGTTGCGGATTCTCCGAGTGGTGTGAAATACAGTGGGAATGGAGCAAGTTCCGTTTGCCTTTGCTTATATTCCATCGCCATGACCTCGACATTTAAAGACGTGGCCTTTGGAATCATTGAGTTAAGATCCCTGGTTTCGGCGAGGCAGGGGAGACTTAAGAGTGAGATGAGGAGGAGTGGTTTCATTTTATAATTGGATTTCCATAGTCAAGCGGAAGCATTTCATCATGCCTTTGTTTGCCGAACATAAACATTTTTGGATCTATTTCGCATGTATCGTATTTAAGATTTAATACACGACATGCAACGCCCGTGGTATCACTGCCGGCAAACGGATCAATGACATATTCTCCCTCATCGAACCAATCTCTTAAGATTTGTTTTACTGTTAAGAACGGCCGGGCGCATGGGTGATGAGTATCCTCTTGGCCTTGGCTAACCTTCTCATAAATTTGTCGCAACTTGCCTTCTTTTCTCATGGGATATTTATCCTCTTTATGTGCGAAAAATAAAATGGGATCTAAGATCGATTCAAATCCTGCGATATATCTCGATGGAATGTAGTTTACGAACACCGTCCATTTGTGTTCAAGATTTGTAAAACATTTTGATGTATCAGAAAACATTCTCATTCCTACCCAAACCAATGCTCGCCCCCCCTTGCGAAGAATTCGATTACCTTCTTTATCCAATTCCTTCAAGAGATCTTTCCAAATATCTTGCCCGATAATATCTGGGCCTTTGCCCCATGGAGGGTCCGTAAAAATACCATCAACAGATTGATCCGGAAGTGACCGCATGAATTCAATGCCATCCCTCAATTCGTAAGTCATTTCCCCACCATTTCAATAAAGTAGTGGCATCTCTTACACCACCAAAGATTTAACTTAATTAGATACTTGAAATTCTGGATGAGGATATGGGAGCAGGTCATTTAGAATCCCTCTTTATACAGATTTCTTAGTAGCACGACTTCTTTTCCTAAAATATTCTTTACAGTTTTGTGTCTGTTGTATTCTAAAAACTTTTCTCTCACTCCAACATGGAAAACAATAAGGAAACTGACCCCAAATAAACCACATGTTAAAAGACAAGTTGCAATCTGGGCAATGGCCCATTAATTGAGAAATAAACCTCTTCAATTTACGGAAATACTTTTTCATTCTTCCTTCTCTATGAGTTTGAGGATATTATTTCTCAAGTTTTCGCACTCCGTTCCCGTATCCGATGTGTAAGGATCTTTTACATATCTATCGGCTATATCGGCACATTCTTTAATCGTGTTCTCCCGCACAGCCTTGGCCTGTTGGTCGAGGAGTTTTTCAATTTCATCGATACGATCTTGAAATGCAGGGAAATTCATTCCCCTAAATATCTTCTCCGCAAGTTCACGGTTCGAGGGGGTCATTTCCTTTTACCTATTTTGGCCAAGCAATTTTTACAGACATAGGGAGCAGTAAGGACACATAGACAGTTTTGAGTCTTTCTAAACTCTCTGTCTATTTTTTCAACCTCTTTTATTGAGGGCCTTGTATATTTTTTATGTTTAGTCACTTCCCCTCCCCCACCAAATCCTGGGCTTTTTTAACTAATTCATTTAATTCGTTCTCGTCAAAGCCATATTTGGCTATATCCACCAACCTCTTGATAAGAGACTTGTATTGGGAGTTTTCATCCATAACTCCTTCGATTCTTTTTTGTAAACCATATAGATAGCTGCCTGTTATTTCCTCATTCGCCATCTTCTTCTCCTCTGGGGCGGGTGGGGTCATTTCTCTAACAACCTCAGGATTTTTTTAAAATTCCATAGGGCATCTTCTACTTCGCTTTTAACCTCTTCCACCGTCCACCCCTTTGAATGAATACAAGATGAAAATCCATCCTTCAAATAATAGAAAGACTTATCGTCGCAATGGCCATAATCCCATCCGTACCAGTAAAAATCTTTTGGCCTCAAAGCACCGTCTCCAATATTTCCATAGGTTAAGCCACCGTGAACTGACAAAGGAATTTCGCCATAATTGTGTCCAGCCAACGGATGGTCTATAGGGACTCCAAGATAAGCACAAAGGGATGCTAGCCCCCTCATAATTAAACATCTGACCCCTTCATCAAACCAGTCCTCGTATATAGTGCCTTGTTTATCTTCTGCAAGTTCCTTAAATGTTTTCATCTCTCCCCCTCCGCTTTGGGCAGAATCAAACTCATTTTTTAAAATCCAATTGAAAGTTTGTTTTCTGTGCCACTTCGTAAAATGTCTCTCTGGTCTTTGTAATCACGTAGGGCAGGAAAACTTCTTGGACCTTGACCATATTGGTTTCGACCAATGCCATTTGAGCCTGAACCCATCTCAGTATTTGTCGCCACGCCACACGTCTGGCCCAGGCCTCAAAGGTGTCACCGTATTTGGGCCGGCGATGAGATTGGCGAAGGATCGTTTCTATTTCTCGCCATCGGCATGGGAGTTTGAACGGTATCTCACGGCCATCGTCCCAGGGATACATGAAAGAAATCCCGTCTACTTGAACTCCGACGAAATCCATGAGGATCTTCGTCGCCCCGTATTTACCAAGGACCTGTTGGAGTTCGGCCACTGTTCTCGTGGTTTCGATTTGCGTAGTTTCCATGAATAGGCTCATGCTATTCCCAGTGAAGCCCGCCACTAGCGATGATGCTCCGGTTGTAGTAGAGATCGCCGTGGTCAGGCCTATATTTTGTTCTCATAAAAATGACAGTGTCCTCACCCGTTTCTGGCCACATCGGAAGCTCTCTCTTTTTAATAATTCTCCACTGCGAGTAGTAGTCGGGGCTTAAACGCATCCAACCCTTGGGCGAGAATTTTTGTAGTGCTGAAGGCGAGTAGCTATCGGGGTCGCAGACCTGTACCCATTTATCAATGGATTCGTCCCAGACATCGAAGACGTTGGAGGTTCTTTGCGTTAATCTGATCTGAACAGGTTCATGGAATCTGGGGTTACCAGGGTTCATCTCGACACCGTTCCAGTCCAGACCATAGAGATCCGAGCCCTTGACCTGGACGTGATCGAGGCCGGGAATATGGACTATGGATTTACCGCCTGCGGTTTCCCACCTGGACACGCCTTTGCCTTCGACGAGGATTGGCGGCCAAGGCAAGTAATCTTGGGTACCTTTGGCGCGGGGGCCTTTGGCGTTCCAACCCCTGGATATGCCTTTAAATGGCCAGGGCCAGTCATTATGCTTTCGGCCCCTGAGATGCGGTGGGAGTGCGAGGTCAGACATTAGATCCACCTTATGACGACGTAAAACAAGCCCTCAGTGGCTCTGTTGATGCACTTAAAAATTTCTTTTATTTGAGCAATGTTGACTTGCTTCTTTTTGCCCTCCATGTTAGCAATGTACTCTGCGAACTTCGTTATCTTCATGATCCCGACCCCCTTTTATTTTAAAGCCTGCCTATATATTCCATGACATCTTCCCAGATACTCAAGAAACTTCGCCTGTAGGTTTTGGCCACAACAACAATAGCCACAGTGAACCCGGCGTAAAAACTAAGTCCACCAATAAGCCAAATCATCTCAATCCCTGTCGTTGTATTTGGCTAAATTGAAAATCATGTCCGTTCTCTTTTGTTGAGGGATAAGGCCTGCGGACATGGTCACACAATGGCCTCCAATCTTTTCACCTGGTGGGGTCAGGACTGGCCGGACCTTGCTTGGATGCCCAAGGGCTATATAGCCTTCATTGTTGGTCTGCCCATATCTCATCCAGTCCGCGTAATCGACACCGTATTCACGGCAGAGTTCGGCGGCCTCATTCGCAAACATCAGATTTATTCCGTAGTGGCAGTTGTTGAGGATGTGCAAGAGTTCGGTTGTCTTCGATTTCTGGTGTGTGACACACTGTATTCCCGCTAGCTCAAAATAACTTTTAAAGAATGTGGATAGCCCGCCACCTACGTGCTTAGGTATTTTCCGCAGTCCTTCGCTGAGATTTGGGTGGAGACCTCTGGTTGTGGAGTGAACTGCAACGGGGCCAAAAACGGCTTCGGTGGTCCCGACCGGGGCTGTGGTACAGACATTTATATAGGTGGGCTTATATTTTTCGACGTAGGCCTTGCACGCTTTTTCAAAGGACTCGTCGTATCTGATGCAGATGTGCATGACATCGAATGTCTCTGGTGCCTCATCTGTAAAAGAAAGTTTTGGATCCAAATCAATGGCCCAGATGTCATAGTGTCCGGCCAAAACAGTGAACAAGGACTTGCCGACTTCGCCCATGCCCACGACTAAGCTTGTAAGTTTTTCTCCCGCCATTCTCTTCTCCTTTTTTCATCCCAGAATGTATTGACCATACGGCCACAATTTGAACATTGCAAAACCGTCAACAACGAGTACTGACTTGGCTTTGGATTATCTGCGTTTATTTGGGTTAGCCCGTCATGGACGAGAATATCTGGCCTGCACAACCTTGTGGCACAGATTAAGTCCTGGGCATCGGCCATTATTGCCTTTGGTTCCGACGGTACTTATCCAATTCTTTCTCCCAACCCTGCGGGAACAATACCGAAATAGCGTAGCGTTGGAACGACACGCCCCGGTTCTCCGCTAATTTGAACTCAATGAACTCTATCTGATCTGGGCTGAGCCGAATCGGTTTAAGTTTCTTGTCGTCGGTTTTCTTTTTACGTTCTGTTATCATTTGTGTGATTCTGTTATATTGATTTGTCTCACGTCAACTGTTTTTTGTTTTTCTTTTTCCACATCCTTTTTGACCACGCCGAAGATTGTGAGCACAACAAAGATTGTGATCACTAGGCCCGACACGACCTCGCCTGACTGATTTCTCTTTTTCATTTTATTCCTCCAAAACCGCCATGGACTGAACCGTGACGAATCTACCCTTATAATCTATAAGGGCGGTTTGGTAGTCGTCACTGATGTTGGTCACCAACATATCTCTCAAGCCTTGCCTTATTAGACTTGCGTTGAGGATGCTAATGAAAATTTTCTTAATCTCTTGCTTTAAATCCACTCTCATATAATCCCCCTATCCTTCATAGATCTGATTTCGGCATTCTCTCTACACCAGGCCTTAAACAATTCGACGTATCCCTGGTTGGATTCAATCTTTTTATTGAGATGGTTGAACTTGAACTGAATCACTTGGTCACAACCCCCGCAAACCGTCCAAACCGGGAGTGGCTTCCCCCTCTTCATATTTAGAGCTCTGACCGATGCCAGAGTTGGCAAGCTCACTGTTTTACCTCCACTCCATATTTTTCGCACCACACCAGTGCTTCCCAGGCATCCAAAAGAAACATGGCTTCCAAGGTTTCGGCGATCACAGTCTTATCTCCCGACCCCTATAATAAATATCGTAGCCTCTTTGCTTGGCGTGAGAAACCAAGCTTTTAACACTGTCTGCGTATATGGCCACATTATCGATAAGATGTTGCCCCATTTTAATATCCGTCAAAAGACGACGAAGTGCGGACTCATTCCCTTTGATAGTTGTCAACATTCCACGGGCTCTTTTGTCCACTTTTAAATATATGACCTTGTTTTCTCTGATCTTAATATTAAAACGTGGCACCCATTTCCGATACTCTTGGTCGGTCATTGGATAAGGAAGTCTGACGACACCGCCAGGGGTTTCGACTCTGTCGAATTTATTGCTTCTCATGATTGCACCTCACTTGTGTTGATTCCAATTTCTTCGGCGAAAACCACCAAATCCATATCCCCTATTCTTTTCAACATCCCATAAATGGCTTCTTTTTGTTGGCGCGGGCCGAACTCTGAATACCTTTTAAGAATCGCTTCAATCAATTTTGCTCTGTCCATAACGTCCTCCTTTCTTTATCCTGATGTTATCAGTTTATATCAGATGTTATCATGTGTCAAGAGCTATTTCGGTACCAGTGTAAAAATTTACAACTGTAACGGACTTGTAAACAAAAACTGCCCCTTGGACAAAATGTTGATTATTTTCGTTTTTTCGTCCGCATAGAAACAGTCTTGCCGTTAAGACGCCTTTAATTTCCCGATAGGACGGATAGGACACCCCCCGTCTTAACGGGATTTTTCATATTTTACGCATCGAATCATTAGCAAATAGGACATAGGACGTTAGAAAGGGAACTTTTTTATTTGTTATTTTAGTTTGTTTTAATGTATTTCCTTGGTTGTGATGGGTAGTGTTTTAGTGCCTGTCTTAACGGTAATTGTTGATTATCAATAACTGCCGTTAGGACACGGCCCGATAGGACACATAGTGTCTTAACGTAAATACTTGGCTGTGTTGGAGTTTGATGTATAACGCTCTTCTTTGGTGTTTCTACCCCTGACCGTTGTGATGACATCTGCGTCTTCGAGGGTTTTTATGAGATCCGACAAGAGCTTGCCAGATAGCCCCCTGATCCCGTTCAAGAGATCTGAGCGTGTCGCAAACCCGGTCTTAAGTATGAATTGGAGTATCTTCTTTTTAAGGACTTCAAACTTGTTCTCGCCTATGGCTATGGTCTTGAAGCTATGTGTGGTGTCCACGCAGACGTTGATGGCGCTGAGGATGTCGGCCCTGCCTATATCAAGCCTGGTCACGCCCTGTAAACCTATCTCCATCTGTTCGTGCCTTATAAGGCAGTTAAGCATCGCCACCTTTTGAATAATAACGGCTAGGCGGTGATAATTGGCGTCCCAGAGACCGCCCTGGTTCTCGGTGTAAAAACCCTGGTACCATTTCTCATAGACCTGCCCAGCCTCTTCGCTGAAATCGATGACGCCAACGAAATCCTTAATTTTATGTAGCTTTTCTATCAGATACCCGAATTTCGCTCTGTCGGCAGTTCTGGGGCGGGGTGAGGGGTTTTTGATCGAATCATGCGAGACCACCCATAAAAACCGCGCCAGGAAGCCCCCGGATATGTCAGATGATTGAATAGACTGCATCAGCCAATCAAAGCTACAGGCGGCGGTGATGTTGAGGAACGGTTCGTGCATTTCAAAGGTCTTTTTCTCAGAATCAATAATGCCGATCCTGCGTTTGATGGCTTCGTTGTCATACATTGACGCCAGGTCTTGGAGCATACCTTCGTAGTGGGACTTATTCTTCATGCGATCCATGAAGCCTTTGAGTTCGTCTATCTTTATAAGACCACACTCGCCCGGGATCCTTAGCTTGTCCGAGAACTCGGATATAAAGGACTCCCTAGACGAGCAATCGCTGATCAGATAGTCACCGTGGATCTGCCGGATCAAGTGCACGGCCATGTTCTGGGACCAGGACTTGCGGTGAATCGAGGATGGGGCGGCGATCAAGAGGTACAGGTTGGGGTAAAGCCTTTTATATCCGAAAGGGATGTAAGCGTTTTTTGACACGACAGAGGACACAATCAAGTAGCTCAGGTATCTATGGAATTGCTCAGGGGCATCGGTTTGTTCTTGAGCGTACTGGATATATAGGTCGGTGAAGCTAACGCCGTTCATACCACCACCATGTCCCAGGCCCGCAAAGCCTCGGAGATCCACTCATTAAAGATCTGTTCAAAAACCTCCCATGGGATCTTGGACTTAATGTAATTGTGTCTGGCCGTCGTGATCCTTTCAAACCCGGACTCAAGAGTCTTGGCCAGATTAGGGCTTGTCTTTTTCAAGCCATCGATCCAGTTGAAGTAACCTTCCTTGGCATCGACTTCGATGATCTTAATCCCGGCCTCGACCATGTTGTCGGACCAAAACGTCTTCTCTTCTACAGTGCCAGCGTAGCCCTGAATTGTCATACTTCCCGACCCCCATAAATGAAATCGCCCAGGTCTTACCCCTCGAGTCCTGAACTGCGACGCCCAGCTACTCGAAGGTGCCTGGACAAAAAAAATCCAACGGCCGAAAAAATGCCATTGGAATATAAATTGGCCGAGCGTCGCATCCCTGAATTCAAAAACAATCTCAGGCCAATGTCAAACTATTTCTGCAAATAATAAATCGTTACCGCTCGTGCCAAGGCAATGCCCATAATTAAACCGAGAACGATGCCACGAAAAAAACAGTACCCGCAGTCTTTTTTATTTATATCCTGCATATTCCCATCGATGCTCATAGTAGTTGTATTTTAATCTGGAATTAAATGGCTCATACGACCATCGCTTCTCGTGGTAATTGTATTTCATCACAGTGGCATCACGGACAACAGAGTCTTGGAACATGGCACACCCGCTAAGAACAATTGAGGCCAACACCAACAGGATTAATTTTTTCATAGAAGTGATTTCTCCAATTTGTCCCAGTTCGCGACCAAGACGTTGACATCATCTTTTGTAAAGCCTTTGGCTTTCCCGAACAACTTCATCCCGTTTTTTAAACGGAACTCGCGCTTTTCCAGAAATCGCTGAGTCTCTTTGTCGTTGATGATCCACGACACCACCCTTATAAAAACTCCGCCTTTTTCCCCTTCCTCGGACTTAATGACTTCGTGCACCCTTTCCTGGATCAGCTTCGGCTCTTTTGGATTTTTCATGAAATAATGCTCCTTTTGTTGTTGACGTAGCGACAGGTCTGCCAGTATCCGCAGTACTTCGGCGAGCAGGCCCAACTGTCCGCTGGCGCAGGCGCGAAGTTTCCCTTGGCGATACCATCAATGACGGCGTTGATGCGTTGTATCAAGGGCTTGAAGTCGTCCATGCCGCGCTCCGTTATAAAAGAAACGGACTTTGGCTTCTTTAGATCCACTATGTTCTCGACAATGATGGGTTTAGGGGGCTTGCCAGTCTTGGCCTGATCGAGCATGGCGTAGAACGTGAATTGGGCATCGCTGGCTACCTTGTCCGGCGACCACGTCTTCTTTGAGGTCTTGAGGTCAACGATGTTGCCAGCTTCAGTTTTCATATCGATGATGCCAACGAGATTATGGGTTGAGGATTCTAGGTTGAGCTCAATCTTTTCCTCAACAAGAGCGGGTTGGTGCTTACCCACGACCTCATCCATGAGCACGCCCGCGAGCCTTGCCGTGGAATCCTTGGTCTCGGCGACAACGATGTCTTTGCCCCTGGCCTCTTCCTCTGGATCCAAGTAAACGCCTTCGTGCTTGACTATCTCTTCATAAGTTGACACCGCGCAGTCCACAACGTCTTGCCTTGGCAGATCGGTCCTAGAACTTATCTTCTGAGCAAAGTTAAGTTCTGCGCCCTTATGTATGGACGAGCCCCGGGCCAAAGCACCTCCGGGGGGGGTGATTTCTTTCTCTATATAGCGCCTGCGATAGGCTTCACCGCATCTGGTGTACGAGCTTACCTGCGAAGGGCTTATGATTGGTTTCTTATTTTCTATCACCGAAAACCTCCCCGGCCTTGACCTGGCCTTCGGCTTGAATGGCTTTGGCCAATGAGGTCTCGCCAAAGACTTCTTTAACGGTTCTATCGCCTTCGCTGATACTGGTGTGCAAGCCCAAGAGGTGGGAAATGAGATCCCCGGGCTCAAGCGATGACCCCGATAAGTATTCATCCCATTGTGCCACGGTTACGCCCAATTTAATGAACATTTCCCGCAGACTCGCTATCCGTTGTTCGGGACGGCCCGGAGAAGTCGATTTCTTGCCGTCCAGTAGCTTCACGGCTACGCCTTTTGCCCGCTTTGTATATGCTTCCACCAAAGACACGGGTAACGAGGCTAGAATCGCATTTCTGACCGCTTTTGACATGCCCGACTGTATGGCCATGTTCTGGCGGTCTTCTTTGAATGGGATATAGGTCTTGGTCTTAGAAGCGTAGTAACCCCTGGGCACCGAGTACTGACGCAGGGTTCTCACGTTGGTTTCGTAGTCCACGAACACGCCCTCGACTATGATCCGGTCCGGTCTTTCTTCGAGGATACGGGCACCATTGGAACAGTTGCCCCAACGCCGGGCAAGAGACATTGCGGCCTTAACCGATGGCCCCTCAACGTAAGTGGTTCCACCCATATCGTTTTTATAAGGGATGGAATAATAGGCCTTGGATGCGAATTCGGGAATAGTGTCGAGTTCGGCCAAAGCGTCTTTTGCGATCTTCTCAAACGAGCGCGGCCTCTGCACCGCGATCTGCATCTGGGACTCGTTTTCAATCTTCATGACCCTGAGGCCTTGCTCAATCATTTGTGCCGCCGACCCCTGAACTTCTATTGCTGATTCTGTCATAGAAACCTCCACATAAATAAGTTGACCCCTGTCAAATCTGGTGGGGTCGGATCCCAAGAAATGACAGAGGTCTATATAAAATGTGGCTACCGAGATGAGTCCGACCCCATCGATAACTGCTATCAGGCTACATCATGAATTCGTGGAAATCAAGTTCTGACGTAAATAATTTCCCTACACTGCCAGAGCTTTCTTTCCCCTCGTTCCCCGCGCTTGGCCCAGACGTGAATAATTAATCTATTGCCGGCATGTAACCAGGCCTCAAGGTGAGCATTTGCGCCTAGTTTCTGAATATGGTCCTGGACGTGGTTGCCAGTTGTGGCTTGGACCGCGAGTACGCCCATCTTGTCAGATCTAAAGGCGAGAATGTCGGCAAAGCCTGCGAAGTCGAATCTCTTATTGGCGAAAGTGACAAACTTTTCAACGATGAAGGCTTTATATCCCTGCCCCTCAAGATAATTCTTGGACCGTGCGTTTGTATGTGGCATCAGTCGTACTCCTTTTCGAGATCTGATTTTAATGGTTTCAATGGTATTTGAGGGTACATTAAAACCCAATCGTCGTCATCGGGGTCGTTGGGGAACACGACTTCCTTGCCCAATTGATTAACGGAGCAAATGTAGACGTGGCCTACGCTCGTGATTTTTAAGAACTCATCCTTGGGCCAATGCTTCTTTCTAACTCTTCGGCCACGGACGATATTTGTAAGACGCATTCATCACGACTTGGATGTCGGAGTCCGGGCTGCCAGGTTTTGTCCGGCGGCGAGGGTTGTGCCTACGATGGCCGAGGTCGTGGCCAACCACTCTGGATTAATTCCACCGACTTGGAGGGCAACAATGGATTTCTGGATCTCGGTAAGAGCCGATAGCCAAAACTCTGTGGTACGGAACACACCCTTGACTTCGGACGTATCAGATTTATCTGCACCACGGAGAATGTTATAGATGGACTGAAGGGCAGTGGTGGCAATGAGTTGGGCCTGGGCCGGGATTACTCCGGTCAAAGCGGCCGCAGTTGAACCAAGCGTGCCTACCAAGACCACGGCAAAGTGGAACCACTTCTTTGAGGACTTGGCCTCTTTATAAGCGTCAATTACTTCTCCCGCTGGCTTCTTGATCGCGAATAGAAGCTTCATTTTCTCTATTAACTTCGCCATGTCTTTTCTCCTTTACCACTTTTTTTGAGAACGTGGGCAAAACCCACGTCCACTTTATTTTAAATCCCTCGAAGATCTTAGCCAGAAACTCGGCCACGATGTCGCCTTGGCACGTCCAGGTTATCTATTTCTGCCAATATGGTGTTGTTCTGCTTCATAAT